AAACAATACCAGGGGAGGCAAAAGGAGAAGGCGAAGAGCCGCCCACAATTGAGGACAAATTACCGTCTGTCCCACGATTTTTTCCTGCGGCTCCTCCAGGCGATGAAGCACCAACAGTAATAGTTAACGTTGCTCCAGCACTCACTGTTTGTGATGACCCAATCCTAAAACCACCTGCGCCACCACCACCGCCAGCAAATGAACCTGACCCAGAACCACCGCCACCACCACCGCTTGCAACACACAAGTAATCAATACTCGTCACACCCGTTGGCACTGTCCATTGTGTAGTGCCTTTGAACGTAAATACAGTTTGGCTTGGTACGGTGTACTTCAGGATAACAATGCCGGAGCCGCCGCTACCGCCTGACGTAGCAGCACCACCACCGCCGCCGCCTCCGCCACCAAGGTTACTAGGAGCAGACGAACCAGAATTATTATTGCTACCTCCGGCAGCACCTCCTCCGGAACCACCACTACCGCCAGTAGTAGCTGGAGCAGCGTCACCAGCACCACCACCACCACCTCCAGCGTAAGTTACAGACGAACCTGTAATTGTTGACGTTTGTCCTGCCCCGCCATTGCCGCCACCAACACTTGTGGAACCATTTGACCCTGCCGCAGAAGCACCACCACCGCCACCTCCGCCAGCAGGAGAAGAAGGCCAAGAACCGCCGTCATATCCTTGTCTAGGTGGCCCTGCAACTCCCGTACCTCCAGCTCTTGGGCCAGGAGCATTGTATTGTCCACCGCCTCCGCTTCCACCGTTGCCAGCGTTTCCGGTGAGATAACTTCCACCCCCGCCACCTCCCGTAGCGCTTATTGTTGTGAAAGGAGACGGGCCTGCTATGGAAGATAAACCACCATTTGATCCAGCTACGTTAGTTGTGGTTGAACCTGCCCCGCCATTCCCAACGGTAATTGTGTAATCCTGTCCTGCAACAACAGCAGCCCCAGTGCCAGCAAGAAAACCACCTGCTCCACCACCTCCAGAATATTGACGGCCACCACCGCCGCCACCCGCAACAATCAAATACTCAATCTCGCCAGTAATAGGCGAAGTCCAAGTAGACGTAGCGGTAAAGGTTTGGACGACAATATAACCACCAGCTAAAGGCCAGATGCCTTGCTGTTTAGCGATCAACTGCTCCATGAGCGACCAAACACCTTTGGCCGAGCTTAGTGTTGGTATGTTTGCGGGGCCGATTATCCCGCCGTTACCTCTTGGCATGGCGACTCCTAGCTAATATCTTCGTAGCTGCAAACAATCTTCAAATCGCTTGCTGTGCCAGCCGTAGCACCTAGTGATGTATTTTCCTCAAGATAAACGTAAGCATCTTTATCAATCACCACAAGCGTTGCATCCGCCGGAACCGAAACCGTAGAAGCAATCGGCGTTGCTGTACCACCAAGCGCAGCAGCAGAGTAGTAGTTGATTGTGATTTCAGCAGCACTCGTTCCGTCTACGTTGGCTACATAAAGTGCATTAACCTTTAACACCTTACCGGATGATGCAGCATTGCTGAGAATTGACGTCGCTGAGGTTGAGCTTAAATCAACCGTCACAGTCTTACCATTTATGGTTGTCGGTGATACTAAATTCGGTGCTGCCATGTTTTATCCCCAAATCATTGCTGGCATGATCCCACCGCCACTGGACACGGGCGTAGCGCCGGGAGAAGAGTTCACAACAAGCCACTTAGCACCTGAAGGAATCGTGACCGACACACCCGATGAGATTGTCACTGGGCCGACAGATATGCCGTTATATCCAGCCGTTAGTGTGTAGTTGCTTGATATGGTCTGCTTGGATTCAAGAATTGTGGATGCGCCACCTCCGCCACCAACAGCAGTCCAAGACAGCGTTCCAGTTCCATTGGTCGTTAGCGCATACCCAGAAGACCCAGGGCCAGCAGGCCAAATATATGTGTTGTTTCCACCCGATGACGGTGGCTTAAACGTAACACTATTGCCAGCGGTTGCAGAATTTAATGTCCATCCTGCTGTATCAGCACTATCAAGTGTAAACGCGTACTTGGCAGTTATCTGCCCAATCGCTGTAACATAAGCTTCAGAACCCGACGATAGATACGCAACACCTGACGTAAAGTTTTTTAGCAACCTACCCGTCGTGCCGTCATAAAGAGCAATTCGGGAATCCGACGCCGAAGCCGGACCTACAACGTTACCGTACTGCGAAGCAGGGTAAGTAACAAAGACTTGCTTGGTGCCAGCACCAAAATTGACTAAGCTGCCTGAGTTGCTTGAAGCAAGGACCGTGGTCCGTGCCAGCGTTGTCCCGCTCGATGTGTAAGTACCTAGGCCAACCTCCCAAGTACCAGCGGTTGAATCGACAATCGTGTAAAAGGTAGTGTTCCCGTTACCAACAACGGAGAACGATTGGAACCCCGATACCGCACCAGCAAGTGTTACTGTGCCGGTGCCTGTAGTTGTCGTCGTTTCCTGTACACGATCCGCAAGGACAAGGGCCATATCATGCTGACAAGCTGAAGGTGTAGGTTACTTGCAAGGTGTCACCGTTAACAACCGAGCGGTCCCCACCAGTGAAATCAGAAGCCGAGAACAGCGTGCCCGACGTACCCGAAGCAGCACTTGCCAAGAACGCACCACCAACCGTAGCAGAACTTGTGATGCTGTACGAAGCCTTACTTGCCGAGTTCGTAACAACTGAGGGGTTTGCAGTAGTTGCAGCAGCAAACGTAGCGGCAGGGCGGCTACCCGAGTAAGGCGTAATCTCAGTCCAACCCGCATGTGAAGCTAGCGTATCTGAAGCTGCCGGGGTGTTAGAAGCACCTGCGCCATAAAGCCCAATATACCAAGCAGTGATACGTGCCGTAGCACCATCAAGCGCCGTGCCAGCCATATACTGAAGCCCAACGTTAACAACGAGGTTCTTGGATTCAGCCGTCCACTTGAGTTTGCCATCTTTGTCATAGCACTCAAACGTGAATTTACCCATAGCACGGGCACCTTCCGACGAAGCAGGACGAGCAATTAACCCGCTTGCAGTGACATCATTAGCTTTAGCTTTTTCCATCATGAAATCCTTAATACAGAGTCGGTTGCGCCCATCGGCGGAAAAGTAACTACAAGGTTAGAGGCAGTCTTGGTTATTGTCTGCCCAAAGTTTAAAACACAAACTGCACGATTACCATTCGTTGAATTGTAAATCAATGCCCCAGCGCATGTAAGAGTAACGTTTGAAAAGGTTGCGTCGTCAAACGACCAATAACCTGTGCCGTTGGCTGCAAGAGGCGTGATGTTTGTAAGTGCAATGCCACCAGCGGTGTAATTGGTTCCACTCGCCTCGTTTGATGTCGTATAGACAGTGGTATCCGCTCCGAGGGTAGCGTTAGCGGTGTAGAGCGCAAGGTAAAAAACATCCCCCGTACTCCTTGTAAAGTTGTGCAGTCCTTGGGCTACTTCTGCCTTAAAACTTGTGCACATAGTCTGAACGATTGCCATACTATCTCACCGGATACCGAACTTGCCCAGACCTGTAGGCGTCCTGACGATCCATACCATCACCAAGACGTTTAGCAAGCGTCATAGCCTCATCGTATTTTGACTGCACAGCAGCCATCATAGGTTCTTCAGCTTTAATGAAGAAATACCCCTCACGAAGCGCACCGTACAGCAGCACCGTATCAAAGTTTTCGCTAAGCCACGTCGTACCCGCCGTCACAATAGATTCTGGGTAGTAGTAATAGTGAAGCTCAACGTTGTAGCTTGCATCGGGTGTTGGCCCGAGAATAAAACTTAATTCGTTTGTAATTGTCTGGCTAACGACATAGGGACCAAAAATAGCGTAATGCCGTGGACGTCCTGTATTCCCTGACCCTGTGGGTATAGGGTAGGCTTCACGAATAAAGTTAACGTCTTTATTAAGCAGGTAGTGATACCGCCCATCCGTATCAATAACCGCCATACTATAAGGCGCAAGAAAATCATCAGGGCATGTCAGGTAAGGATTATTAGCTGACGTACTACCAGTAACGTTTTTACGTATGGATGGGAATTGTACTGAATTAAAAATGCGCTGCTCAGCCTGCTGAACAAACGTAGCGAGCTGATCGTCAGAACTCCAGACCGTGCCGGAGTCTGTCATATTTATCGTCGGGAAGTCGTTTTCGACGTACCCTCGGATCGCAGTTTTTAATTCAGCGTAATTCACGCCATCGGACCCCGACTCATAACACCTTTAGTGGCAGCACCCGCACCGCGCATCTTAATACCCGAAGTTTTTACCTCGTTGTTGACTCGTTTGGTTTTATTGCCAATCGTCATGTCAACGGTATCAACTGCACTATGATCAGGACCAGAACCAGGGTTAGCTTCAACCTTGGTCTTTTTACCCTTCATTGTGTGGGGTTCGGCATAAGTTGACGCAGGGCCAACTTCTTTACCGCCTTTTTTCATGCTGTAGCTAGCCATTACCGCATCCCCTGATTACGGGCACGAGCCATATTCCGACCCATCTTCCGCATATCCATACCCGTCGGACCACCCTTCTTGAGCTTAGTCAGTGGGGCACCTTTATGCTTGGCTTTCTCATGCTTGTGCACAGCACCGGCAATCATCTTTTTGTCTTGCGCTAAATCTTTCTTATCCATTATGGACTCCTAAGAAACGGTGACTGAATTAACAGCCCCAACTCCAATCAAATCATTTGGCGTAAGTCCTGTATCGAACCACCGCGCCCCACCAACAGGATACCAGCCCCATTGTATAACTCGACTGCCACCTAATGGAACCCCATTCTCATCTTGGCTTGAATCATTATTGACAGGTTCAATTCTTAACCCATTAACACCCGATTGATAATACGAGTTGGAATCAACTCTGGGGTTACGTATAGCTTGCGGGTCATAAACCGGATACATACCAAGCTGGAGCTGCGGTTGGTCGGGTTCCCAGCACTCAGGGCAGACAAGAATATTAACGTTCTTAGTCTTAATAACAAGCGATTTAAGTTGTTTCAGTTTAAAGCGAAAGTTACACCTATCGCATTGTGCGATGGCATATTTACCCGCTGCAAACTGATTGGGCATTAGAAGCTCCCGGTGTTACCCAGATACATCCTACGAGGCACAAACCGAACTGCTGCTTTTTCACGATCCTCACCAGCGGCAAAATTCCACTGCTCTTCATAAGCAGCTTTAAGCATTTGAAGCCGCTCTAACCCTTCAGGAATCTTCTGCGCGATGTAATACGCCAACCCTGCTGTAATACAAGGCAGGAATCTAAACGGCATATCTTGAGTTTGAATCCCATCGCCAGCGTTCTGAACGCGGCGCATCCGCCAGTAGACTACTTGATAATAGGGCGCGGCTTCGGTACCTTGGTCAGGTACGGGCCAAACTGTGAATTGGGGGTAGGCTGTTGCAGATGGAGAATAGCTGCTGGTGGCGGGATAGGTCGCTCCAGAGTTGCGGCTGATGTAAATCTGTATCGGTCGTGCTTGAGAAAGTTTGTTTGGGATTGTGGCGTAGGTGGATACACTAATCCGGGTAAGTGTGAGGTCAGCTTGCGTAGAGGCATTACCGGCTCCCGTTCTTATAACGTGCTCAAGCAAGTCAATGGTGTCGTTCGGTAAATCGTACGTCGCAGTGCCCTGTACCAAATTCTTCGTGCCCTGCTCAATCGTCCACATATTAATGCCACGATTTGCCCACTCAATGGTTAGCAGGTTCATCGAACGACGTGCAGTACGCAAGTCGTAACCCGAGCGCATCTCCCGACCAGCCCGCTCAAAGGCTTCTTCGGCTATATCCGTAAACTCAAGATTAAAGTCGGTTGAACCGCTAGTGGTCATCTAAATCTCGCAGTCTTAGCGGCAATTTTTGCCGGTTGTTTAACAAACTGCTTACCTGCGCTTTTTCCAGCTTGTTTTGCCTTTGTCGTTGCAGCGTATTCTGAAGGTGTAAGAGACTTAATTGCCGCCTCCGGGAGGTATCGTTCGCCAGTTTTGCTAGACGGTTTACCACTTTTTGTCCGCCATTTCTGATCCCCCCAATCTTTTAAGCTTTGCTGCGGGGCTTTAAGAGCCATCACCATAACTCCCGAAAGCTTCCAAGTATTCTACGGCGTTTTTAAGCGTGGATACACTATCTTTAAACATCCCAAGTGCCCTATTGCATTGCTTACACAAAACACCCCTGAACTCACCTGTTTCATGGTTATGGTCTATGGCACTATCGATCAGTTCAATTTCTGTTTTACAAATTGCACAACACTCTTCTTGGCGTTCATAACGATCAATTAATTGTTCTGGCGTTATGCCGCGACGCGCACAGCGTTTTGCAAGTGTCCAACTGTCTTTGTTTCGATACTCTTGAACACGATCTAAATTTTTTGCCGCCCAATTTCGATGAGCCTCGTACAAGCATTTGTTGCACACACTTTTCAAAAGATGCGCATTTGCTCCTCCGCGACTTCTAAACAACTCAACTGGCTTCATGGTAAAGCACTTTGTACATAGCTTTGCATTACCCTGAGCTATCAACCGCGCTTCGCGTTTCTTTGCTTCTGCGGCACGACGTTTTTCGTTTGTGGCGTATGGCATTTTTAATCTCTATACCCACCACCGGCGGCTTTATATTTTTTTGCAACTAACTGACTTTTCCTCGCGGACCATTGCCCTGCACCTGTGCCATGAGTGGCTGCGGCTTTAACCTGAGACACAATCTTCTTGCGTAGCCCCGGCTTGGTGTAGTTACCAGCAGCATTCACCTTGCCACCTTCGGCATACTGATCAAAGTCAGTGTTATCCCGCCTCGCTTTACGCTTGGCAGTAGGCATTTTGGAGGGGGCTATAGCCCCCATACCGCGAGACGCCATCATCTCAGCAAGCCTTACCGCCGTAGGCCATCTTCTTAACCTTACCGCCACCAGCCATCTTGATCTGCGTACCTTTGGTTTTACCCTTGACAGCAACGCCATCACGACTAGGAGCTGCGGTCTTCACTGCACCCATTTTTGTGGGGGCTACGCCACCACCTTTAGCCATCTTTTTCATCGTAAATTCCTTTCCAACGGATTGAGAGACACCTACTTTTTTAGCAAACTTCGGGTTGTGAGCCACCGCTTGCATGAACTTCTCTTGCTTTGCGCTAACTGCTGGCATTACTGTTTCCCCTTAGCAAGCGCATCAATCTTAGCTTCAAGTCTTTCAAAACCTGAATCAAACCGCTCCATGATCTTTTCAAGATCCGCACGAACTTCCGCACGAGTAATGTGATCACGGGCAATTTCTTCACGGGTACGGTTTAGCAGAATTTGAATCCGCTTCTGTTCATCTGAGGATTGTTTCAGCATGAACATCACCAAACCCACTAAAAACGACGTGATTAGATTCCAAACCAGAGCGCCTGTTTCCATGACTTAACACTTCCAAGCCCTTAACGATTTGTTGATGCGGCTGTTAGGGTCGTTGGCTGTTTTAGCACTCGTAAGTTTCTTCTTCATGCCTGACATCCGGGCACAGAATGACTTTTTACGGGCACCACCCTCTGGCTGTGGGGGTTTGAGTCCGGGCTTCCCCGGATTCGCTGCGTTATAAGAAGCTCTGCCTTTGGCGTTGAGTCCGCCTTTTTCAGATTTACCTTCTTTCCTCTGCCACGCCGGAGATTTAGCCATAGAACACCGTCACTTTTGCATTTGACAGCGTTGCGTACGCGCTAGTGATACAGCGTACACCTTCGGCAGGGATAATAACGTTGAAGGTCTCTCCGCCAGCGATTGTGTTGATGGTAAACACCGTCGTACCGCCCGACCCACCATCTTTAACAACCACGCTACCGGCAGAAGCCCCCGGTTCAACAACCAACCCGCGTATACGGGTTGGGTACGCGCTAATATCCCCAGAAGCTGCTAGTGAAACAGCTTTTACGTCCGTTTGCATCATGGCGATGCTCCTTCATTAGACGTTTTGCTGACCGAGGTATGGATCAGTGACGTAGTAGAAAATTTCACCCGTGATGTTGCCACCTGTGGGGGCGTCACCTGTCGTACCACCGCCAGTAATCTTAACCATCTGGGTAGCAGACATAATGGTGTTCAGATCATCCCCTGCGGTAGCAGAAGCGAAATTGATAACCAGCTTGCCCGTGGTAGCAACAGCAGCGGCAACAAGTCCGTTGTCGTCAGAAACTGTCGTATCAGAGTAGCCAATCCAGCCCATATCAAACGTGGGGGTCGTGCCACCTGTTGCAGCGCACAAAGCATTAATTTGAGTAACAACAGCACCAGCCGGGAGAATAACCGGGGCAGTGTTGGTAGAAGAAACTTGAACGGCTACGCTATTTGCAGAAGCGCCAGAGATATAAAACTCGGCAACCATGAGAGGGGTGCCACAGTAAGCGGTGCGAGTCTGGTCGCCACCGCCCGAACGCCAAATCGATTGGGTTGTTGAAACTGCCATGATAATTCCTTATGCACAAGTCGCTTGCTAATCGGTGCATCGTCTGCTGGGACAGTTTAGCAAGCTGGTTTCCCAGATACCTACAGTATAAATAAAAAAGGGGGTTTTGCAACCCCCTTTTCGCAGCCTGATTAGGCTCCCTGAGATCCGTAGATTCCAAGAGGATCGGAAACACCGAACGAATAACGCTCACGAGCTTTGTAGCGAACGTTTCCGGTGTCGAAGTCTCCATCCATTGAATTTTGTAACGGTGTGCGTACAAAATGCTTCAGGCCGTTAGGAACATCGGTCGTCAGGAACCAAGCGTTGGTATCGGTCAAGAAGTGGTTAACCGTATAACCCTCGGGGATCGAGCCGTTGTTCTTCAGGGCGTTGATGTCGTTGTCGTTAGTACCGACACGGAGTTCGGTTTCCAACAGGCGGGTTGCCACGAACATCAAAGCAGGAGGAACGATAAGTTTGCGGGGTTTAGCAGCGATCAAAAGCCCACGTTCATCAGTCCACGCAGCGATCTGAATCACTGCATTTTCCAACGAGGTTTCGTTAAGATCCACGCCCGTAGCGGTCGTGTTGCTGTTGGTGCCACCGGAAACCAGCGGATGTGCTGTGGAGAACAAAGTCTGACCATCACCGTAAGTTACGGTAGAAGCCCAACCGTTGTTCAGAACCGCAGCAGCTTTAACCTGCTTGGTATAAGCCATCGACCGTGCAAGTGCCTTGGTATAACGAGCCGACAAGCTGTCGTACAGGTTATCTTCAATCGCTTCTTCAGTGATTGAGAAGCCATAAGCAATGGTCTCGTGCGTATAACGTGCGGTCCAAGCTTCCTGCGCGTTGTCATAAGCAATTGCGCTACCTTCGTTTTTAACCGGGGCAGCACTAAAGCCTGACAGCTTGGTTTCCTCTTCAAACGAGCGCTCGGAAGATTCAGTTTCGTAAATCTCTTTGTGCTCTTCGCCATACTTCGCATACTCCAAACCGAACAATGCGTTCAGGCCGGGGAGCAGCTCTTTCAATAGTTGTGCGCGTGAAATAGCCATTTATGTTCCCCTATTACAGTCCGGTTGGGTTGTAGTAGGCATGACCACCGAGGAAAGTAGAACCGCTAATGTTCGGTGCGTTGAACTTAACGATAGCTTCCGGGTAGTAAACAGTGCCACTATAGGTAAATGCCGTATCCGGCACCAGATCAACAATACGGATCGGCAACGAAGCCGTCACGTCTGCCGAACTCAACAAGATAGCCTGCTGAGAATCGTTGCTTGTGGTATTGAGGGTGTTAGCCACCAAAGCCACGTTGTTGTTGATGTTGCTATAAGTCAAACCAGAAGTTGTCGAAACAACTGTGGTGCCGGTAACTACGGCAACTTGGAACAACTGATCTGGGTCTTCACAAACAAAGGCGGTGATAAAGGTGTTTGCCTTTACCGAAGTACCGCTGATCCATGCTTGCGAGAAGGTCGGTTGACCGGTTACAGACGAAACAAACTGACAGCCTAGAAAGACGCCAGCAAAGCCTGTTGCAGGTGCAGCCGTTGTCGAAGTCGAAACCGCGATGGTACCGTCGTTAACGAAAATAACGGGGTCGCCAAAACCAATGCTAGAAGCACCGGATGCGATACGACGCTGACGAGTAGCACCGGCAAAGACCTGACCACCGATCAAATTGATCGGCTTTAGCCCATAAGGGGCCGAAACAGTCGGGTAAGCCATTTGGAATTACTCCTTGGATTGTTGATTACCGCGCCCAAATGAAACCGAGGTTTTACGCTCTGAAAACAGAGGCATCCGTGGATCATTCTCGCGCATGAAGTTGTTGTCTACAGAACGCATCTGTGCATCGGCCTGCTGTTGATAATAAGCATTCCGTTGGTCAACGAATTCTGTTGGGGTTTTACACAGCATCAAACCACCCACCACGATATTGTCCTTAAATCGGGCATTATCGTTATCGAGATAACCAGAAATCTCAGGATGATCTTCAGCTCTGACAGGCTCCCAGCCTTCACGTAGCTTGGTTGAAACATTACGAGGGTCCGATTGGCCCATCATTGAAACGCGAATCCAACGATATTTATACCCAGGCTCAGGTGCAGGGTCAGGCAGTAACGTGGGGGGTGCCCAGCTACGAGGACGCTCAACTTTGTCACGGGTTGTTGCTTCACGATTTGAACGGGTATCTGCTAATTTATTCTCAGCCATTTGTCATTCCTTCCGCCACTTTCCGGGCATATAAATCAAGAGGTATCTTCAACTTCTTAGCTAGTGCAACCTGCGTCTGCGTCAACGTGATTTTTTTCGGGGCAACGTTTCTGCTTGCGGGGGCTACAACATTACTGCTCGTCCGTTTCGATTTCTCCTCTAACCCAGGGAAATTTTCGGGGAACTTCTCACGGATACGAGAATTTACTCGCTCGTAATATTCATCTGAAGTTGGATCAACTCCAGACTTAACTAGCTTTTCATGCAACCCCAAAGCAAAGCTAGTCATTTCCTCATCGTTCCCAAACCACTGATTTTGTTGCTGCCATGCAAGTGCTTTTGGGTCTGCCCGAGGCGTTTCTGGGGCGGTTTGTGGTGCTATGTTTACAGGATTTTCGCGTTCTTGTAAAGGGGCAGGTTTGAAATTAGTAACACGCTCAAGTTTTAGTTTAGCGGTAGTTAATTCTTCCTGTGCTGCAAGAATAGCGTCAGCGTCAAAAGATTCATAAGCTTCTTTGTACTTCTTCCGTGCCTGATCTAACGCCAACTCTGCATTCTGCTTAGCTGTACCAACCAACAGCGTATTATTTGAATTCAAATCGGTTTTAAGCCGTTTGTTCTCTTCAATAATCTGCTGAGCAAACTTCAGTGCCTCTTCGCGCTCGCGTAATGCGGCTTCTTTAGCCCGACGTTCATCGTGGTATCCGTGCGACAACTTCTTAATACGCTTTTGTACGCTTTCATCGTATTTAGAAAGCTCATCGTCGGTAACTTCCCCAACAGGTTCGGGTAGTGCTTTACGCCCTTTATCAGGATCGGGTGTGTCGTCAACTACCTCGATTTCAAATTCAAGATTATCTTTAGCCTCTTGCTTGGCGTCTTGCTCGTCGGGAAATTTAAATTCGGTTTTTTCCATACATCACCTCACGCACGCTGAATGCCACGGGGATCTTCCACCACAGCCTCAACGGAATCATCGTTAATAATCCGAAACTCTCGATCATGAATCTTCAAACGAGTTCCAGTGTTGGCACGAGTAACAATAAAGTCCCCCGGTTTACACCAAGCGCCTGTGGGGAAACGGTTTTGATCCGCATACGCCATATCACCTAGTGCGACTACAAACAGCACGTTGCTTAATAGCTCTTCATGCTTCACAGTTACATCAGCCTTGACGATCCCACTATCAAACTTATTCTCGATATTGGGTAACGTGCAAAGGATTTTGTACCCCTTAACAATCGGTAACTGCTTGGCTCTTTGCTGAACATCCGCAATAACAGCATCTGCTGCTTCAGTCATTTTCAAATTCCTCATATCGTTGCACAAGGTCTTGTACTTCCATCTTTGCTAGGCGCAGACCTTGGATAACGCCACACAAATGCTTATATTCAGCAAAATCTTTTGCGCTGTTACTCACCAAGGAGTCTTTTATAGACTCCTCGCGCTCGATGAGTTTTCTAACCAGATGATCCAGCATCTGTTTTTCGTATGTCATCTCCCAGAGCCCTTCATACGCGTTTTAAACAAATCAGCTTGAATCTTTAGCTGGTTTTGTTGGTTCTGGTTTTGAAGTTTTATGCCTTCTTTCTGCGCATCCACAGCAATACGCTGCTGCTCAACATTTAACCGCTTCTCAGCAATCTTGGCATCAATAGCGTCTTTCTGTGCTTTACGCTGCTGTTCTGCGTCCTTAATCTGTAAATCTTGAGCTTGGAGCTGCACCAGCGGATCTTGCGCAATCTGCTGGGCTTGTTGTTGCGCTGCTTCACTCTGATGAATCTGTAAGACCTGCTGTGCAGCCTGAGCCACATAACGTGCCATCGCATACTCTTCAGGTTCAGAGAGTTGTTGCTCGGGTGTGGGTAACGGCAAGCCAATACGCTGCTCAATCTCTTGGCGATACTGGAACCCTAGATGCTCGGC